ATGGCGGAGGCTCCTAACCGTCTTGCATCGCAACGACTTCGTGAAACACCCGTTCCTCCAAGATCCATTAATCTCGGTTCCCCGTAAGACTCTCCAGAATCATCTGACCATCTCAGCATCGCTCTAGGAGCACTCCCTTGTCCTGTCTGTAATCCAACCCCCATCTTAAAATCTAACCCCAGGTAACGGTATCGCTGGCGTCTTCTCGATCCTCCATCCCAGATATGCGGAGTTCGTCTCCAGGCCACCAATGGAGCACCGTTATCGGTGTAGTAGTTCCGGCTCATCTGGTAGATATTGCCATTCTGGTAATCCCCCACGAGATGCATCCCCTGGAAGTTGATATGACAGTTACTCCGGTGGCGGTGGAAAAGACCGGAGACAGGATCGTAGGAGAGGCGCTGATGCCATTTATTTGTCGCACCGTCGTAACACCAAGTGACATCCTGGGTAGGGAAAGTGATGACGTAGAACTCGTGACCGTCCTCGAAATACACATATCCAATCGCATCGCTGATAACAGGATATTGCCCTATTGCATCTGAAACAGCGGGATTGGAAACCGTCACACAACTGAATCCCACTGTCTTCACTACGTTGTATTGACCGCGTTCCGAGCGGGAAAGCCAGATCAAACCCTCCTGCCCTTCGGTGGCAAACCGCGCTATTGAATGAGCTGCCGCACAACCCACTTGAATCATCGTCGAGACTAATCTCTGAAACGGGAAATATTGACCGCCCGCGTCATACCAGATTTCAGTTGTGGCTTCGCCCGGCAACCATAATTCTTCCTTGTTCTCGTAGAGAGTTACAAGATTATCGGTCGCACCATCCTTTAAAGCAAAGTAGCTTGCATTGAAAGGTAGCGTTCCATACTGAGGGAAATTCGTGTAGAAAATCTGAGAATTCGGCTGATTAAAGATCATCCAGCCATCAATGAAACAAACCCTATTCGCACCTAAGAATCCCGGATCGCTAATCTGTGCAACCGTCTGGGTGGAATTGTTATAGAGATAACCGTTCTTCCCATCGACTAACCAGGTAAAACCAGAAGCCCCACCATCTCTAATCACCACGGGACCTGTGTTGGAGGATAAAGATCCGACCAGCTTCACTTGTAAAACGGGCAGCGCGGAGGATGTTGCCGCTGTCAGCACGGTCATCAAATATACCGCGCTACCCGAAGCCCAAAGGGCTTGCTGTGAGCCAGGCAAAACCCAACAGCCCCTCATCGGTCCTGTTCCCGCAGTCGCTACGGTCTGTAGGCCGGGACAGCCGAGAAGGGCTGTGGGAGTCTTGGCGTTCTTAGTCTCTGCTATTTCCAGATACCAGTTCACGCATTTTTCAGCGTCCTGATATAAAGCGGGTGCTTGGTAGGCATCACCACAAAAATTAAAGTCACTACCCTTCGGCACGTCAGCTCAGGCCACCCGACAAAATCCACGCCGCGTTTGCCCTTCTCGGTCCAATCAACGCCGTATCGTAGTTCGATGTGGCAGCAGGCTGACTATTCAGATTCCTGATTGCATCCTTACTCTCTTTGGCATTCGCAGCCAGTACAGCCGGCACGGGATCATCCCAATACTCGGCCCAAATCTCTTTAGCGAGATTCCATTTAATCGCTCTAGCGTAGCCTTGCGGAAGATTAATCGGCTGCGAGACGTTCTGAAACTCACTGATAATCGTATCGGTCCACAGGTGCATTTCCATTGCTGCCGAGGGAGAGGGATAACAATAGATCGTTCCTAACGGATAAGTCGGATTGTAGTAAAGAACCAAAGGCCATGGGCCGGGAAGGTTCTTTAACTGTAAGTTCGTCCATTCACCTTCCGAGACAATATCCATCGGGAAGTCTAAAGCACCCGCAGAGGTCGAAAATCGTGTAAAGGCTTTGGTAATTCTTAAGGGTCTGGGAATATCGAAGTCACCCGGAATCGTGTATTGGAACTGTTCTGGTAGAGCAGTCGTATTCAAAGCCACATTGTTCAGGATAACCGTATTACCTGTAATACCAGTGACTACGGTTCCTTGGGGAAGATAGCTGCTCGCATCCACTACATTGGCGCCAATAATCAATCCTGAGGGGATACTGACGTTATTGATCAATTCCGAGGACTGAATGAGTGATCCTGTGAAAATCCCCCCAATGGGATTACCGATGGTGTACTGGTTCTGTCCTCCCATCCACTCCAATATATTCTCGTTGCTCGAATAAACCATAAGTTTATCGAGCGACCAGGAATCGAGCATGTCGTTCAGGGTCTCTAAAACATCTGTAATATCAACCCCGTTAATCTTCTGTCCCGGTGAGTAAGAATTGATCCTTCTCAACGCGCCTTGAAGGAGATTCTGTACCGTGTACTGCGGGGAGAAGAACGTCGGAACCGTGGGAGCCGGAATCGGGGGGGGTTGAATCCCCGACATATTGTTGTCGAGGAGGATGGTTAAGAGCACTAGGAACCCATCCCCGTCAACATCTGTGCACCGTTCTCACCCGCTCCGCTAGCAGAACCGGGCAATAGTGAGAGAATCAATCCCGTCACCGTCACCGACGTACCGGCAGAGGGAATCCAGACGCTTGAAGCAATATTTGTAGCAGTCGTCTGAACCACGTAATCGCATACCGCACCACAACCGGAGTTAATTCCGATCACACTATCAATCGTGTTAGGGAGCGCAGAAGGATTGGAGATCGTTCCGCTTGCGGCCCCAAGTGTATATCCAAAGCCTACAACCAAACTATCAGCACTCGTAATTGTAAGCGCGGGTAACGGAATATTAATCTGCGGGGAGGCTATTTGGGAACTCGAACTTCCCACAATTCCACCTATTGAGGGGTTAGCTCCTCCAGACCAGCTAAACGTGGCTGATTCAAAGTAAGCGTTAGTCGCGGAAAGAGTCGGATTAGGCTCACTGCCGCCAGCAAACTTTCCCCAAATCTGCATGTAAGTGTAGGGAGAGAAAAGAGAGGTATAGCCACTTCCCGGAGTCGCTAGGGCAACACTCTTTTCCCGCATGAAAAGGAGAATGAGATTGCCGCTAACGGTACTGCCATTGAGCGTGCTGGTAAGGGTTCCTCCACCTGTCGCTCTTGTACCTGCTCCGACGGGACTCCAGCTCACGTCGTCTCACCGACGTAATTGACTCCGCAGTTGTAACAGGGCGTGACACCGTCTGAGAGAACCGGATAGATCATATCCCCCGGTCCTACATTCACAGGAGTGGTCAGCGTAATACTTTGTCCCGTGTAGTTAACCGTCGATATACGACAGATCTGTACGGATGAAGGGGGGATGCTCGAACCTGCCGGAACAATAGCAATGGTATCTCCCGTATCTCCCGGAACACTGCGACCGTCCCAGAAGGGATATGCATTTCCCACAGACAGAATGGTAAGGCCATTTCCGCCTACACTCACCGTAGTGAGAGGCGTGGCATACCCCAACCCTTGAGTATTCGAGGGGGCAAGCGTTAAACCGGCTAAAGCCTGTTGAACTGTTCCCGTCAATGAAATAGCCGAGTTATTCCAGATCGGCTGATAGATTAAATTACCTCCGACATCTCCTGGGAAAGCCACATAGTTATCCGTCCAAGCACACAATTTTTCTACAAACGCCGTGCTGTAAGCACCAAAAGCTAACGTGGTAGAATAAACATTCCCCGAAGCATCTTTCTTGTTTGAAGCCGCAGCGCCGTTCAAGAGGTTGTTGATAACCTGAGATCCCTTATTCACTCCTGAATAGTTAGCGGTATAGTTTCCACAAAATGCAGTGGCTTGGAAGTGACGGATAAAGTAGGGGACAGGAGAACCACTATTGGTATTGCCATCAAAGGCGTTGTTGATGAATCTATCTCCTCCGTAAGTATTGGGGTTCGCCGCAGCAGTCATTCCATTGTCTGTCGCGTCATATAGACCCGGAGTTCCATAAACCGAGTTGTTATAGAACTGCGTCCGACCACAAGCGGATATGGAGGCTCCGGCTTCATTCCATGAAATGTTCGCTTCCATGACGTTATGGCCGTTCTGTACTCCTCCGGTAAAGACACAATTGCGGACAATCGTCCCGAAGGAAGGGAAACCCATATACGGTAATCCTGCCGTAGTGTCACCGGGTCCACATCCAATGAAGCGGGTGTACTCGAAGAGATTGGGTCCGCACTGGATAGAAGCAGAAAGAGGGGTTAAGCGAACTGGAATCGCATTCCCTACGGATGCGGAATAGATACTGCCGGAATAACTTACCAGTGCTCCAGTATTGTACGGTGCCCAGCCGGTCCCGATATAGTCACTAAAGAGGACGTGGTTGTTGTAACCGTATATCTGAGGACCCGTTCCGTGTCCGCACAATGAACTGATGCAACTGATGAAGAACGAATCGTGTCCGTTCCACTCGAACATATTTCCTGTCCCTTGAACGACTCCGGGAGTTGCTGTCTGGTAACCGTTATTGGTGCCGTGTTTGGTCCACCAGTTGTATTGGAACGTCCAGAAACCGCAATCCCAACCCCCGTAACCTGCAAAGAAATTAGACCCACCATGAACTAAAGTTCCGGTGAGCTGACAGTTACTGGAGGAGACAATCGTCAAACTCTGATTGTTTTGATAGGTATAAGGGTTTGCGTTGGGATTTCCAGAAGGACTCCATTCCGTAGGATTTCCCAATTCCAACCCTTGCGAAATACCAGTACTGTCTACAAAGAGACAGTTGATGTATTGCACCCCTTCAAAGTGAAGGAGTCCCTGACCATATAAACCTACCGCAGAAGGCGCAGCCCAGATCCCCGGATTGGCAGAATTATATCCCGCCGCGATGAATCCTAATCCACTGGTATGGAGTCTGACGTAATCTCCGCTTCGCACTAACCATGTGATGGGATTAGTCGCAGTACCCGATGCAGCAGTGCCACCCGTTAATGTCTTACTCTTGAAGACAAGCTGAGTCGTATAGGTAAAAGGATTCCCTATTGTAGAACCCGGAGTACCCGCTTGAATTTGAATCACATCTCCCGGCTGTTGAGAGGCGACAGCGGAAGCAAGGGTCAGAAAGTTAAAGACCGTCCCTTGCGGATTAGGGCCTAATGAGACATTAGGATTGACGGTTTTATTAGGGACGGGGAAAGCGGAATTCGTAATGGCTAAAACAGGAACGGACGGAATAGACATATCTCTTTGTGGTCCGTTATCTATTCCAAAAGCCTGTACATAGTAACTTGTACCCTGCGTTAAACCGGTCCACGTGTATGGAAACTGAGAAGGGAGAATTGTTCCAATGTTCGTCCAAGGACCGACATTGGAGAACGTACTGAACTGTACGAGATACCCTGCAATCCCCGTCTGAGGCTCAGTAGAGGGTGTGACAAGGTTGATCTGAATCGTGCTTGAGGATAAGACCGTCAGTGACAGGGCAGGCTGAGTGACTTGTAATGCCGCTAGAGCGACGATAAAGGTCATGCGTAGCCAACAGTCACATTCACTTTAGTCGCGGTAATGGACGTATTGTCCGTCAAACTAATAGCACCCGTCACCGCGTAAGTAATCGCCGTTCCAAAAGCCATACCTTGAGGGATCGCAATCGTATAACCCGCACCCCCCGTATTTCCGGGTATCTCGGTCTGGAATAGAGCAGCAGTGCTACCGAGCGTTACCGACCCAGTCGCCAAATTGAACCACTTGATATAAACCGGCCCCGACGTGTCATTCGAGGCGTGGACCCAGTAGAGCTGGCCGGCAGAGGTCTTAATGGCTGTTGCTGCGGGAGTAGCAGGTTGAACCAAACAATAAGGGGTTAAACCCCCGTTCGTTGCGGCATCGACCACCATTCTCTGTTGGCGGTTCGCCGTGATCCGGCAGACACCCATGTTTCCGCTTGTTACAGCAGAAGCGGCATCGTTGTAAGCGTATGCAACCGGTAATGCTTGGGTGGATCCGGAGGTGAAGGCCGAGCTGTTATCTGTTACAGCCTGAAGGGATCCTGCTGTGACGTTGACCTTTAAGTTACCCGATCCGTCTAGATTACCCGGCTGTAGCAGGGAACCCGAAGCGCTCTGAAAACCTATCGCAGTACCAAGAGTGGGCAGGGCCGCTCCAAAAGTACTCGCTGTACCTCCTGAGCCGCCACCAGAGCTGATATTGACCAGAATCCGACCATTAGCATCACACTGAAAATCCCCCCTCTGACCGCTTACGTAGGTCGGTAGGGAGGAGTTGTAGATACCCGATATCTTGACTCCATTTCCACTATCCGTCGTTCCCGCACTGACGTTACCGATAACCGATTGAGCCGTGGGAAACTGAACCGGCAGCGCATTGGAGAGAGTAACCGGAACAGGATCGCTCGTTCCCGTCTGGGTTTCCATGACGGTGTATTCATGGAACTGACCGATGGAATCCTGCCAAGTTGCAGCAACCGGCCCACCGGGGGAAACCGCAACGCAATTAACGCCAAATCTAGCCATTAGAAGGAACCTCTGTAATAGGCTTTTCGGCCTCTTTATCGGGGAGCGGCGTCTTCTGAGACATGCCGGTTAAGATGTCATTGCAGTGATCACGTAGTCTCATCACGGCCATGCCAATGAGAGAGAACTGATACGGCGTAACAGTAAGTTCTATTTCATCGCTCATGGGAAAGCCGGGGGTTGATAAAGAACAATCTGATCAATTCCAGAGGTCGCTTTCCAAGTCACAAAATGCTTGTAGCTGAAACTATCTGCCCGTTTCATATTGGCAGAAGCATTCAAATTCCCTGCATTATCCCAGGCAATATCATTCTCGATATCCACGCCCGCGCCACTACTAGCGGCGGAAGTTCTCACCACCCACGGCCAGAATGGGGAATCAGTCCCAAAACCACTATTCAACCACGGGGCTTTAATTACGCATCTTTGTGCGGAATTATAGATAACGGGCATCGGAGCAGAGGCGACATAACCGCTGCCTCCATTAGTCAAAGTCAGAGTAAGATTACTTCCGGTCGTCACAGTCCAGAAAGTCGCATTGGGCGGTGTAATGTTATAGCTGGGTTGAATCGCCACATAGTTCGTACCAGAAAGACTGACAATCTGTCCTACTGCATAAGGTGCAATTGCAGCCCATGCGGGAGCTGAAAGACCAACCGTAATAGCCGCTCCGGTTCCAGCACCGCCTATAACCGCAGTAGGGGCTACTGTGTAAGTTCCAGGAATCATCAATTGGACAGAAGAAACCGCTCCAGAAGCATTGCATCTTGAAAGTGCTACCGCTCCACTTCCCGTTCCACCCGTGAAACTAATAGGCGCAATGGTTTTGATATTAAATGATCCACTCCAATCACAACCATTCAATTCAACGGCATTACAGTTATCAAGCGTGACTAATGCAGTTCTGGAGGAATAACTCGTATGAGTATTGACAGGACCACCTAAAGTCGCGCCATTGATCACAATACCTTCGCAGAGTTTGGAACCTGCCAAATTACCCAATACAATTGGGAAAGCGACATTCTCACTGTAATACGCGTTGAAAGTATGACCAGTCCAAGAAGCCCCGACGAAGAGTCCCGTAGTCGGACCTTGAGCGGAGATAGAATTAAACACACTGCCATGACTCGTTCCACCGGCACCCCCTGTGGCGTCACATTGAAATCCGTAAGTCGGATAAGTACTCGTGGTGTAAAGCTGTGCGCAACTATTCGCACTGAAGGCACTTAAGAAGTGAAAACAAGCGTTTGAAATAGTTGACCCGTTCATATAGATGCGAGTAATCGAACAACCAAAGGTTAGATCGCACCACAGCCCATCCGTAAAAGTTCCAAGAATAAAGAGATTGTCAATACTCGCAGCAGCAATTTGATTGGTCTTAACGGCATAAGTCGCCGTGCCGGTAATAGCAAAATTGGTAATAGTGGCCTGATAAACAATTGCACCACCATTACCGAATTGAACTACTCCTCCCGAAACACTGGAGCCAGTTAGAACACTATCCTGTCCCGCACCGCATAATGTGCCAAAGCTTGGAACTTGAATGGGAGAAGAAACAAGAAACGTAAAGCCGGGAGGCAAATAACAAAACCCCGTGGTAACAGCGGTCTGTACCGCGGTTGTATCGTCCGTCACGCCATTTCCTACCGCTCCATAGGTAAACGGAGTAACGAAGTTAGCACCCAAGACGCTCGTTGAAATGCCGAGCATTGTATTGATCTGGGCGACCGTGAGATCTGCCGCATTTGCCGTCCCACCCGTATTATTTCCCTTCATCGTCAAAGTCGGCATTTGTGCCAACTTCGCATTCGTTACCGCATTGGCGTTAACGTTCAGTGTGATTGAACCGCTCGTTGTGATTGGAGAACCAACAACCGATAAATCGGTACTGCTAATTCCCGCACTTGTTACGGTTCCAGTTCCTCCGCCACCAGGGGGAGCTGCAAAATTGCCATCCGCTCTCAGGAAATTAGTCGTTCCACCGCTACTCGGCGGAACAAGTCCTTTCAGCGATGAGGTAAAAGTATTGAGTAAAGCAGTAGCTTGAGTGCCTGTTAAAGCCGCAGGCGCGGCGGAACTGATGGAGGCATTGCCGACAATCGTCGTCGTAGGAATATTGGCAAGATTGACAAGTGTCACTGAGGCGGACGGTAAATTATTTCCCACATAAGTCGCAACCGCCGCTGGCGTTGATTGTGAAGTCACCCCTCCTTGCTGGACAGGGACAATATCGGTTGATCCTAGGGCTGCCGCGGGCGGTAAACCTGAAAACTGTAAATCAGCCATTATTGTATGAGAAAATCGCCGTTCTCAGTCACGAGATTATCTCCATTTTCAGTGACAAGAAAGGTCGGTAATACGCCTGGTGCTGCTTCCACTAGCACAAAGAGAATGTTTGCCCAAATAATGCCTAGCATCGTTTCACCAAAGTACAGATGAGATCCTGGGCTGCTTCTTTGTAGAAAGAGAGCGCAAACATCTGCGCTTCCTGAGTCTTGGCAAGGATCTGCTGATGCATGTTGTAACCCCAGGTACAATTGAAATCACAGTTGTAACCTTCCGAATTCCACTCAATATCATTATCCGGTGCGTTTGCTAACCGCCATTTCTTATCCAGATAAAAGTAGAGCATTTCAGACACTGGAGGCCATGCGTGGGTGAAATCTCCATAGGCTCTATTGGAACACCAGTACGGTGTAATGACAGTTGCTTTGGCATCGGCCCTCATCACCCGGTACATCTCGTTAAAGATATGTACCCGTTCAAAACCTGAGAAGTGTTCGAGGACATGAGACATGTGAATTTCCTCCACCGTCCCATCTTTCCACGGCCATTTAGCGTTGAGATCCGTAACAATATCAATGCCAGGAAACTTTCTGCGATCTACGCCCAAGAAGCCTTCTTTCTTATTTTTGCCAGCACCCAAATCCAACTTTATTGGTTTGGAGGGAATAATCGCTCTTAGTTTAGCCTTCACCACATCATATCCGGGGGTCCAAAGGACCCTGCAAAATCGTAATGCCCCACTTTGATCGAGCAATCAATAGCGCAGCGATAACCGTACTTTCTCGCGTCGGCCCAGAAATAGAGATCTTGTGTCGATACACCATCTTTTGTTTGAGTGTGAAACCACGGCTTACGTAACTTCTTATCCTTAAACATCTTCATGCGCCAGAGATTAAATCCCATTCCAGTTCCCACACATTCCACCAATCCGCCATTGGGATCGGGAAGCTGAGGACGAAAGTTGAGAACGGGATCTTTGGGATCACCCCAAATTTGGGCACATCCCCCTTCCCCTTTGGTGAAATAAAGTCCACCGATACAAGAAAATTCAGGATGAGCCTCCATCTGCTCAACTAATTTCAAAACTCCATCAGGAGGTGGCGTATTGTCATGTTCTATGGAAAGAATGTATTCCCACGTCGAAAGATCGGGATGATCCAAGATTCCTTGAATGGCCTGAGAATAGGCATCTCCCACTTCCATTCCTTGAGCAAGAATTCTCACTACTCCATTGTTAGGCGGAAAAGCCAGATTCCAATGAGAAAGAGCTACTTTTGCAGGAATCAAATCAGCAGCAGGCAATACAACGACAATGCGTTGTTTCTTCCAACTGCCACCTTTAATGAGACGAGCGGAAGTTCTGTGTAAGTCTTTGTTATGCGTTCCGCCCAAATCCTGAACAATTAAACTCACTTTGTACCCAACTGCATATTAAACCAGAGATTCTGAGCAGACCACCATTGAATGGTGGGTAACGCTATAGTTGTCGTAATGTTCGCACTGAGACTGTAACTACCCTGTCCTTGTCTCCATCCACTGGAGGTTACAGATACCGTACCTCCCATTTCCGCATAGTTGCCTCCAGCGTAGGGGGTGTACATCAGCATTCGAGCATTGACGATATTCATATTCTGCAAAGTATCATTGGTGCTGCCGGTACTGCTCTGAACGGCAAGCCCAAGCCAATATTCTCCGGGGGAAAGAGAAGTCCCAAAAGGAATTATAACCGGCCGCGTATTGCTCAACACCAATGAGGCAAAACTTGCCGCAATAGTGGTTTGGAACGTATTGGCCCCTGCGCTTAAACTGGAGAACGTTCCCGAACCACTGGTCCCGAAAGATGCGGTCGAACCTACACCAGCGGAATTTACGCTGCCGATATAACTAATTGCACCCGAAGTGGTCCAACTTGCCGTAGCACTCCCAGCATTCGTACTCCAGGAAACTGAATCACTTAACCCAAGTCCATAAGAATATGTATTGGTAAAGAAACTAACGATATTGCTACTATTGACGTTTGTTCCCGTACTGACACGAGAAAACAATCCCATCGTCCCCTGATGTAGAAAACTACCCGATGCACTACTACCCGTGCCTCCGGAAATCGAGGCTGATATATTCATGGTAGTAGTGGATTGAGAGGTCACAATCTGCGCCAATTGCAGGCGCACCATTGAGAGATTCTGTTCCAATACAAAAGGCTGGAATACCATATTGTTGTATTGAAATACCGGACTGATTGATACTCCGATTATGGGTGGCTCGAAGAATGGATTGGTTACATTCGCTCCTCCACCACCAACTACCGAGGCTGTAATCGTCTGGCCATTAATCCCGAAACTCACTCCATTGGCATTCGAGAACTGTACCGTGCCCGTACTGATACTATTGGCACCATCATATATACCGGCAATGTTGCTCTGAGTCTGTGCGCTCTGTGCAGCAACCGATCCCCAAATACTTCCGGCTGTGTTTGAAAACGAAACTCCGTTGGAATTCGTAAATACGAGAGTCTGAAATGCACTCGAGCCACCCTGCGCACTGAATGCCTGATTGCTCTGAGAGGCACTTCCGGTAATGGTCGAACCATTAAGCCCAAATGACAGTCCGTTGGAATTTGAAAATACAACTGAACCTAAACCACTGCTTGTAGTTCCAGCTGAGAAGTTAATGTTCGCAGCGCCAGCCGCTACTGAGGCTGTCAGAACATTGTTATTCGAGAGTCCAAAGGAAACGCCGTTGGAATTAGAAAATACAACGGTTCCCGTGCTAAAACTCGTTGCCGCAGCGGATATCGCAACTCCGCCTCCTCCACCGCCTCCTCCTCCGGTATTCCCCAGATTCTTAATCACAGACCGACACCGGAAGTAAAGATGACTGAGGCTGAGCCTGAAGGCGCAGCATCCAGAATCACTGAAGCCCCGGTAACCTCAGCACTGACTGTTACCACCACCACTCCTCCGGGGGCCACGGGATAGCCTGCTGCAACGGTTGCAGCGGTAATATTTCCAAACACTCCAAAGTTCACATGCGCCCAAGCGGAGGTTTTATTGGCAATCTGAATCTGATCTTTACCGTTGAATTGCCCTCCCAATTGTCCACTGGCCGCCGCAGAAGTGCTGGCAGTGACCGTTACACTCGCAGTAAGGGTTCCTGTACCCGTCCCAGTAGTGGGGCCATATAAAGGCTGGAAGGCGCGGGTCTCGTCCATTACGCGACCGTCTGTAAGGGTGCGTTGAACGAACCCACTTTAAATATTATATAAAGCTCTGCTGCGGTGGGCGTAATAGTCGCACTCGTGAAATTACCAAAGGTAATCGCAAGCGTATTTGCAGTAGAAACTCTAGATCCTACGATTCCCAAGCCCGCTTGAGCAGTCGGTTTATTCACAATCACCCAGTCGGTTGTGGATAGACCGGTGAAGGTAAAAGTCTGCTCAGCAGCAGTATTGGGTGCAACAGAAGTCGGGGTTAAAGTAAGCCCGTAGAGATTAACGTCTTTGACGTTCCCTCGGGGAAGCTGAGTACCGGACATATAAACTCCTTAAGCGGTTTTGAGTAAGCCTATCTTGATAGCATGCTCGTAAAAATTGCCTTTCCAGACCTTCGATCCCCGATGGGTGAAAGTAATATCCGAATCGATCCAGACAAATTCACCCATCCCCATCCACAATCGGCAGAAAAACATATCCTCACCAATGAATCCTCGATGAGGGATGATTTCTCCATGTCTAAAACCCGTCTGGAAATAAGGGGTTTCAGAGTGAAGGGGATTACAGGTCTTCAATTCCGGATAGGCTTGATCAATCTTTGCGAATACAGATCGCTTGATCCTTAAAAACCCCGTTCCACACTCTAGGGACTGAAATAAACCATTTCTGATAACACCGGTCATGGCGTTGGAGTGAAAGGACGGCGGATCGCACTTCTTGGGAGGTAATCCTCCTACGATTTCCTCTTCGTAAGACAATACGCGGGGAACGGCGCCAGGATCCCAACCCTGATCGGCATCGATGAAAAACAGGTCAGTACAATCGGACTTCAAAAAGTAGTCCACTGCACTGTTTCTTGCGACATCAATAAATTGATTGCCCGCAATGATATGAGTTTGGACGGGAATCTGTCTTAGAGTTAACTCTCGGACCGTTCCCATCATGGAGACCAAATAATCCACACTCACGCTCTTGTCGAACGTCGGTGTCGCAAACATGACGGAACAAAAAGAGGGGGCGCTGTCGCCCCCGAATTGAGGGACTACCAATCGAGCTGATTACCCGTGGCTGGAGCGGTCCAGTTCGGTTGTACTCGGAATACTCCGACCGTATACACCTCGGCTTGGGTCGGCGTAATCGTCGCCGCAGCCATGTTAATGAAGGTGATCGCCAAAGTATCAGAGGCCGAAACACGAGTGCCGACAATACCCAAACCTGCCTGGGAAGTGGGCTTCTGAACTACGATAAAATCCGTAATCAAAAGACCAATTCCGGTCGAGGCAAAGGTCTGTTCGGTCGTCGTGGTGACGCCTACAGAAACAGGTGACAAAGTGACACTGAAAACACCGACTTTCCAGATATTACCCGTCGGCATCTGCACCGTATCGGGTAAGACTTCAGAAGCCGGGCCTGGGTTTGAACCGTCAACGTTAGTGACTGCTGGAAATGCCATATATTTCTCCTTTAACCGGCAATCCGGTAGCCCATCTGACGGTAAAGACTACTAAACCCGTATAGAACATCCATTCTCGTCGGCTCAGCATCGTTATTGATCGTGTACTGAGTGGCGATTCGGATACTCATACCAAGTTCCTCGTCATAGGCCCTCGAAGCTTCCACAGCGGTTCGGGGGAGTGGCAGGTCTGCGAATGCCAAGGCATACGCATCCCGATAGAACGCCAATCCTTGCGGACTAGCCAGTGTATTAACAGAGCTTGAAGCATTCCCATTCACCGTAATGGTGTAAGGGGAAACAGGTGCAGCAGAAACATTCTGGAACTGCCCACCGCTAATCAAACATTCCGCCACATAAAGGGTCAATGCACCGCCAGACTTGGAAGTGTATACCCCCGTTGTG